CAACTCCATCATGAAACACTGCCACGCTGATGGCCGAATACATTCCCATATAAATCAACTCCGTTCGGATGATGGTGGCACTGTCTCAGGACGCATATCAATGCGTAACCCTAACTTGCAGCAAATCCCAGCCCGCGATCCTGTGTTTGGGCCAATGATACGCTCGTTGTTTCTTCCAGAAGAAGACGAGCATTGGGCGGCCATTGACTTCTCGCAGCAGGAGCCACGGATCTTGGTCCATTATGCGCATGTCTATGGCAAAACGCGAGGAATACCCCTTGAAGGCGCGTCTGAATTTGTTCAAGCTTACAATGAAAAGCCCGAGACTGACTTCCATAGTTTGGTAGCCGAGATGGCCAACATCCCCAGAAAACAAGCCAAGACGATTAACCTCGGTTTGATCTACGGCATGGGGGTGAACAAGATGTCAGACGAGTTGGACATCGAAGTGGAAGAAGCCAAGGCCTTGGTCAAGCAGTATCATGCTCGAGTACCTTTCGTTAAAGGTTTAATGAGCGGTGTGATGAACAGACTTAACGACAAAACGTCAGGTGGATCATTGCGGTCATTAGAGGGGCGCAAATGTCGGTTCGACTCTTGGGAGCCCGACACGTTTGCAATGAACAAGGCGATGCCATTTAAGGAGGCTGTGGCGGCTTACGGTCCGACCACAAGGCTCAAGCGGGCTTTTACTTACAAGGCCTTAAACAGGCTTATCCAAGCCTCTGCGGCGGACATGACTAAGAAGGCCATGGTGCAGTTGTACAAGCTAGGCAAGCTGCCCTTGTTGCAGATCCATGACGAGTTAGCCATGTCAGTAAAAAACCGAGAAGAAGCTCAAGAGATTGCAAAGGTGATGGAAAATGCAGTGCCTTTAGAGGTCCCGAATGTTTGTGACATAGAAATGGGTCCATCGTGGGGAGAAGCAGAGTAGGTAAGCTATTTTTCTTGCTTTCTTGCATATTTTCTTATAATATCCTAGATAATTGGAGAGTTAAAAATGGACACAACACGTTGGAAAAGTATTCTTGTACCCCGAGAGGTGTATGAGGAAATTAAAGAACTGTCAAAAGCAGAAGGCCGCACCATCGGCGGGCAATTACGCCTAGTATTTGATTGGTACAAAGAGTCTCAAAGCCCCAGTGCTAACAAAGCCGTACAAAAAGGCCGAGGTAAGCAAAAACGGGCTTAATGTATGCGATAAAGCATTGCTTATCCTATATTGCTGTGTATAATGAATTTGAACGTTTAATAATGTTCTCCGTAGTTAGTAAGACTCCCTTCCCCCCTACACCAAATCGAATGCCCTCGAGGGGGGGATTTTTTTTATCTGGAGAAAAGCATGGAAAAAATATTCGTTAACGGATTGATGGCAAAAAAGCCACGGGACCAAGCGCCCGATTGGGTTAAATGCAACATCAGCATCAAGCGTGAAGAACTAATCGCGTGGCTCGGTGCTGAAAGCAAAGATTGGATCAACGTGCAAGTCTGCGAAAGCAAAGGCGGTAAGTGGTACGCTGAAGTCGACACATGGGAGCCCACACCAAGAGGCAATGCCTCCGTCGCTGTATCTTCACCCGCGGCTCGCGGTTCAGGACCTCGTCCCACATCAGAAGACGTGATAGAAGGCGACGATATACCCTTTTGATCGTAGTTAAAAAGATGTTACCCTAAAGCCTGAAGCAAAATGGTAAAGGTCATACAATGCTTAAAAAACATGAGAAGTTTTACTCTACCGATAGTGAGATTGCGGAACAAGCCGAAGATGACTTCTTTGAGGCCGCGAGATTATCCCTAATCATGCTTAACGAGTTTGAAAGCCGTGACCTTAACTCAGGGGCCGCCATCGGCGGTGCCCTAACACAAATCATTACCCACCTTATCGATGTGTCTCCTGATATCCCCTCCGCCATGACACTACTCGCATCTAGCATCAACAACGCCGCATACCAAACGGAAGTAGATGGACTGTCGTCTTTTAGAAACGAAGACGAACCGCTGCACTAAAAAAAACCCGCGATCCGAAGAAGGCGGGTTTGGGGTTTATGCGAAGTGCTCTTCCATGAACGTTGACATCTCTTCCATTCTTGATGCTACTTCGCCTAAGTTATAGCAACTGTGGCTATCACTAAGATCGTGACCTAAGTCTTCCGCTAACCTTTCAGCGTGTTCTGGCATGCAAACCCAGTACTTTGGAGAGTCACAATCTCGTTCAAACTCCGCACTAAATCCATACGTTAGTTTCATCGTGTTAATAGATGAACGATACTTTTCGTATTCACGATTTGGTTTTGGTTTACGAGCCATTATTGGAATCGTAATATTGCCGTTTGCTTTTAACTCATAAACACTTTCAACGCGACATCGGCGTTTAACGCTCTTGTCTTTGATGCTGACAATGTCTTTTGTTATGCCGCAAACGTATCGTCTACCTTCGATCAACTGAAAGTGATTACCCGCAACGACTAAGAACACACGGCCCTTGGTCCGAAAATCTTTTGCAGACTTTAGCCATCCCGCCAATGTTGGACGTTTTCCTGAACTGCGAAGGCTATAAGTCCACGTTCGACTTCCAATTTCAATTCCACATAACTTCATGCATTTTAAAACATGATGAGTATGAACGCCTGTCACCTTTCTTTCTTTAGTTACTGATCTAATCAATCTTGCGGCTTCACCCGTATTCATTCCTGTAACAGAACTTATGACGGCTGGCCCGCAATACCTATTTCGATCTGTCGCTAAAGTCGAGACAGCGTTGATTCTTAAATGTTTCATTTAATTCTCCGTATTTTTAAAGATCAAGAGGGTCATGCCGCGACCCTCGACGACTGGAAAATCCCAGCCGATACGTCATTGTAACACATATCATAGGGCATGTCAAGTCCCATTTTATCGCATAACCTTTGGTAGCAAGGGTTTCAGGCTGTTTTTGTTGTGATAACTAAACAATTTGCATCGATTAATGTTTTGTGTCAAAATACACATGAGTCGAAGTACGCGGCTCACCGATCAAGCGGAACTTGAAATTTAGGAGAATACGATGACTACTAAAATAATCACAAACTTTAGGCCCGTGCGCGGCACTCTTGTTGAGTGCAACGATGGCCGTTCGCTACTGAAAATTGTTGAGGACTTAACGTATAAAGTTACGTGGTACGAAAACACAGGCGAAGATCATTCGTGGGAAAAGACCACGTTGACCAAGCTCCATTACCAAGCCCTTAATCGGGACTTGCGTTCGGCTACTGAACAAAAAAGAGTTCGCGATGGTGACTCGCTAAACCAACGAATAAAGTTTGATACGACAGAAGTCGATGGCGCTTACTTTATTAAAGACGTTCGGGCTTTAAACTTATCTGCGTTTGACATCCTCACTGCCGTTTGCGAAGAGTTAGGCGAAGATTTAATGGACGTGTCCGACGAAGAGTTCCACTTAGCGTCAAAAGCGTTACAAGACTTTTCTTTGTCGTTAAACGAGGCATCGGGAGAGGCCATGTCTATATGGTTCCAAGACTATAACCGCAGAGGGTTTTCATTATGATTACAGCAAACAACCCTGCAAACGATGTTTACGAGTATGAGTCCGAGATTATTGACACTCGGTCCGATTTGTTTTGGGAACTTCAAACCACAGGCTCGGTTTTTATTAACCGATGCGAAGTGTCTACCTTTGAATTGTTAGAAAATGTTTCTGACGACGATAAGGCCGATGTGTTCTCAATGCTTATCACAGGCAATGACGAAGTAAAAAGTCACGCCATCGATCTTTTGATGCACTCGTTCGTTAATACTTATGATGACGATGCCATCTTACGGCATTACATCGATTCATTAACCGACATTTAGGAGTTGTCATGAGCATTAGATTAATCGGCACCGACTACAAACTACGTCACGAAGGCATCAAAGAAGACGACATCACAAGAGATGTGTCTTCTAAGTTTGATTTTAAATTTGAGGGCACGTCCGAAAGTATTGTGCCCGCGATGCCATCTTACGACGACGAGTTTAGTATCGGTTTAATTGTTGGGCCTTCAGGTAGTGGTAAATCTACCTTGCTTAAAAACTTCGGTGAGTATGATCAATTGGAGTGGGAGCACGATAAAGCCATTGTGTCTCACTTCGATAGTTCCATTGATGCCCAAGATCGTCTCACGGCTGTCGGACTCAGCAGCATACCTGCATGGTTTAGGCCGCACCATATTCTTTCGACAGGCGAACAGTATCGAGCTAATGTGGCGCGATCATTAAAAGACGGCGCGGTGATCGATGAGTTTACCAGCGTAGTAGATCGCAGTGTTGCCAAATCGTGCTCCACGGCGCTTAATCGATACATCAAAGCCAAAGGTGTAAAGAACGTAGTCTTTGCCTCATGTCATTACGACATCATCGAGTGGCTTGAGCCCGATTGGGTGTTCGACACGTTTACGGGAGAGTATCTCCCAAGGGGGTCACTTCGGCGACCCGAAATTAAGTTGGATCTCTTACCTTGTGGGTCAGAGGCGTGGCCAATGTTCCGCAACCATCACTATCTCTCAGGAGACCTCAATAAAAGTGCTCGACACTGGTTATGTGTGTGGGGAGCAGTTGCCGTTGGTTTTACCTCGGTGCTAGCGATGCCCAGTGGAACCCTAGTCAACGCGTTTAGGGGACATCGGACCGTGGTGCTTCCTGATTACCAAGGCTTGGGTATTGGCGTTCGCATAAGTGACGCCATTGGGGAGATATACGTTACGGAAGGCAAACGATACTTTAGCAAGACCACGCACCCTCGTATGGGTGAGTATCGAAATAAGTCAGACAAGTGGAAAGCCACGTCTAAAAACATGAAAAAACGCGGGAGTTCAGGTGCCAACACAATGTTGGGATGGGAACCTCGGACCGTCTTTTCTTATTCGCATGAATATAAAGGAGAATCACGATGATTGAAAAATACGCCAACCAACTAGGGTGGACCGACTGTGAACCGCACGAAATAGTAAAGGAAGTCTCGAAGATCACCCTCGAAATCAAAGCCATGCATTCGGAAAAAGATGAGTCCGTTAAGATGGAATTCCAAGTGGGTGGGTTCTCGGCCCATTGCCTTAACAACTACGCCCAGAAATGGATCATCACCTCATTAGATGACGCTACTGTATTCCGCATCCGCTACAGCAAAGCTAAACAAACGTGGTGCGATAAGTATGGGCGGCGATACCAATTATCGGATGCGCCTCAAAAATTTTACGATTACAACTTCTAAGGAAAAAAACCATGCAAAAACCGCACGGCAATACGGGCAATACCCACGCCATAAAAAATGTCAAAAAAGAATCGATGCTCACCCTACGATGTACTTCTAAAGATAAAGCAAGATGGGTGAAGCTCGCAAAAGGGCAAAAGCTAGCCCAGTGGGTAACCGAAACGCTGAACAACGTAGGAAAGTAAAGGAAGGTAGGCCCACCCTCTCCATCATCGTGAATTGATCAATCGGGTTAGGAGTCCGAAGGGGAAAAACGGTACTGCAGCAGGTGGGCCTTTTTTGAGTATACGAAAAAAATAAAGCATATGCTATGAATAATGAGTCGCGCAACGCGGCTCGGGGAACATATTAAACGCGTATACTGTATATAGGATCTGAAAATAAAAATTAATTTTTACTCTTTACATGTCCGTAACCAGTGTAACCATGTAACTTTGCTAATACATCCTAGTGTATATAGGGTCTACAGAGGTAACACAAGTATCAAAATAATATGTAACGTACAATAAGTTTATGTAACCTTAAATGCAAAAGTGCGTTAAGGGGGTCTGAGATTTTTTTCTTTAAAAAATATTTCTGAGTCTGCATATACAGTAAGGGCTTTTTAGGCCAAAATGATAGGGTAAGTCACTCTAACTAACTGGAATAGTAATGCCTACAAAAGAAACATCGAAGTTTGTCCCCGAAGTCGTCAAAAAGACACGCGGTCGGCCTAAGTCCACTAAAAACCAACCTCTAACTCGTAAACAAGAACTGTTTGTTAAAGAACTGGTTTCTAAAGATGGACAGATCACTATGCGAGAGGCCGCTATCAATGCGGGCTACCCTGCCAGTTCTGCCCACACTCGAGCGTATGAACTTACCAATCATCATATTAGTCCCCATGTTGTTTATGCCATCAAGGCCTATCGACAGGAGCTAGATGAAAAGTTTGGCGTGACATATCAGCGTCATCTTCGAGATTTGCAATCGATTCGAGATTTGGCACTAACCAATGGTGCGTACTCAGCCGCTGTTCAAGCGGAATATCGCCGAGGTATGGCGCAGGGCGACATCTATGTCAGCAAATCTGAGATCCGAACTGGAACGATTGACAGCATGAACAAAGACGAGGTCATGAAGGCTTTGCAGGAAATAAAGGAAAGTTATGCCCCGATTACTATCGACGTTACTCCCCAAGGATCGCACAATACCCAAAATCGCAACAAAGCTCGAGTCAGACTTATGGAAGGTGATGAAAACAGCACTGGCGAAGAG